TTCTTCTAAAGCTTTTAACCACACAGGATCTTTAGATCCAAATGCAATCACATTTAACTCTTGTGAAGAATAATCTGCACTTACAAATTTCCAACCTTTAGGTGCTGTAAAGCAATTCCTATATATATTATCAGCAGGTATCTGCTGCATATTAGGTTTAGAGCTACTAATACGACCAGTATCTAATATTTGGTGAAATCCTGTATGAATCTTATTATCACCTGCTAAATTCTTAAAGAAAGCGTCACCGTAAGATGTACATAATTTCATTGCTTCTTTATATTTAATGTATTCATCTATTAATGGGAACTTAAACCTATGCTTATACATAGCTTTACCGTTCACATTATCTAACTTAGGTATTAATGTTTGAAACAACTCTAATACTTGTTTGGGTGATGTCCATTTTACAGTGACTTTCCTTATATCATCTACAGGTTTAAACATGTCTGCTTGTACATATTTAGACACAAACTTACTTAATCTATGATCCTCTATTATCATTTGATCTAAATTGATAGCTAACATCTTTGCTTTCTGGTCATTTACAGCTTCTATTTCTTTCCAAGCCTCTGTATCTAAATCTAAACCATTATACTCTATGTCTGCCAATGCTAATACAGCTTCATTTTCTAAGTCTACTACATTCTCTAGTTTATTTATTGTAATCGTAGGTAATTGTAACTCCCTTATCTTACATAAATACTCTACATCTTTAGCACCATAAACTATTTGGTCTTCTCTAAATGGTTGGCCAGTTAATCCTATAAACTGATTTCTAACCTCCTTGTTTAGCTCTACATCTAAGTATCTCTTACATAAATCCTTCAATGCATATCCTAAACTTTTACCACAACTGATTATTAATTCAACAAGAAATGTATCGTATATACCTTCACAAGTAATACCAGCCCATTTCTTGATGAATTTATAATCAAACTTCGCATTATGAAATATCTTAATTATCTTTTCATTCTCTAGGACATACTTTAATGGTGTAATATCTACTGTTCTTGTGTCTATTATAAATTGATTGTCTTCATCACCTATTTGAAACATTATCATTTTCTTACATGTAAAATCAAATCCTTCTGTTTCTGTATCTACTCCTAAAACTTTCTTGTCTTTGCAATAGTTTACAACATCATTTATATCACATTGAGCAAACTCAGTTCTAGGTATTAATGTATCTATTCCTATTGTATATATCATAATTAAAATATTATAAGGGGAGGAAGTTCACGCCTCCCCTTTGGTTATTACAAGTCTATCTTATCAGTTGTAGCCGTTTCTAAAACTGTTGCTACAGAAGAGGTAGTATTATCTCCTGTTTGCATAGCTACACTATCAGGCTTCAAGAATGTATGCATACTCTTAGTATCTTCATTTGTTAATACTAAAGTAGTATTAGAGAATATATAATTACTATCATGAGTAATAAATTCTCCTTCTGCACCTTTTCTTTTAGCAGCTCTCTCCACATTTTCAGCTTGCCAATCAGTTGGTTCAATTGTCTCAGTAACTAAGATTCTACATCTCATGTCATTGATTTCAGGGTTTAATACATTTAAATCTAATAACTCAACTTGAGCTCCTGATTTAGATGTTCCCATATACCATTCAGCATCAGCACCAAAATTTATATCAAATAAATCTGTTGCATCTGTTGGTTCAGCTGTTATCCAAGTTCTTCTAGCATTTGATTTAAATCTATCATCAGATTTATTTAACATACCTAGTACATTCATAGGTCTGTCGCTTACTTGAATTGATTCAGCTACTTCTAATTGAATTTTACCGTTAGCTACCTTTCTAGCTTGTAATAATAAAGTCTCATTAGGTTTTAGAGTGTCTAATGTCCCACTGTTTAATTGATTTGCCATTTTATTTATTGTTTTATAGCGTTAATGTTGATTTCGAAGGAGTATCAACAACCTTTTATTCATACCATACAGCAGTCACTTTAGCAAATGTATTAGGAACAATGTTACCACTTGAGTTCCTTACAACACATTTACTTTCAATAGTTCTTACTGGTTTTAGATCTTTATCCGGATCTATTGCTTTATATTTCGGATTGTTCGAGTTTAACTTTCTTTTTTTCATATAATGTCTGTATTTTTCTATCCAATAATTGGATAACAAATTTAATCATTTTAATTCGCACATCTGTCTTTTTAAGACTCAAATATACTAGACATTGCTTCACTCTTTCAAGTGTCGCAACATCTGCATATTTAAGATTGATCTTATGACCTTTTATAGTTAACTTCATGACTTATAATGGTTTATGAAGTTTCCAATTAAGTTCGATAGCAGCTCCGAATGCTCCAATATATAAACCTTCTCTTATCTTACATCCAATTAATATACTATCCCATTCACTACTGTGAAATCTTACACCGAGCATGATGTCGAACTTGTTAAATAATGTTACACTACACATAGTTTGCTTTTTCATAATTATAATTCTTTAGTTATTATTTCTATTGTATATGTTCCATCATACACAATACCTATTACTTTCTGTTGTCCACTTGATTCTATTTCTTCAACGATTCGCTTTAAGTCGTTTCTTACAAATATACCACTGGATTGAGCTTCCTTCTCTTTTAGATCAAGGAATACTCTTTCTTTACCCTTTTTCATTAGTAGAAATAAGGAGTAAAGAACAGAATAATGCATAATAGTACTAAAACTGCTATTACAATCTGTTGATGTTTCATTGTTTTCTCATGACAATCAATATGATATTGTAATTCTTTGATTGTCTTTCTTTTGTTACCTGTTGTTGTTGTTTTCTTTGCCATTTTATTTAATTGATTTGATTAATATTCTACTCTAAAGTTTTATAATGGGCTGAGATTACACCATTATACACACATCTTTTGTTGTTTAATTTCCCTTTCAGTTAGTCCAGGTTAACAACGTATCCACTACAGTCTCCCATAGTAATGTGCAATGACGATTAGTATAGCTAATCACTCTTAACGTTAACATCTACTCACAAATTACTCACACGAAGAGATAGGTTGATCGACCCATTCTTGGCTTTGGTTTGCAATACATATCAGCTTGAGGCCTCAATGTACCTGAATTCACATAAATGTGTCCAGATTTAGTCATCTTTCAATGTTTAACGGAACAACGCTTGTTCTTTTTAGTTTGTTATTGAATTGGCTCAAGTAGCGGTTATTCAATAGCTTCGCCTCCTTTTGAGAGACAAAATACTAAACTACTCAAATATAACTTTTCATCGTTATGGTATTTCAGGTTATATCTTATTCCCTAAGATTGCCCATCATACTGATTTATACTCTTAATTAACTTGACAGTTAACTCGGAACTAAATCTACAGTTATTTCCTATTGCTATCACTAGCTCATCTCTCCAACTAAAAGAAGAGATACACATACCCTCAGACATTCGTCCATTGGTGCCGTGTAGTATCCTGCTTGCTTAAATTGACCATTGCTGGCAACATAGTTTCCACACTATGTCTTTAAGTACATTACTATACTTATCGGGTTAAGCCCCAGTGTAATACAATTAGTTTAAAGCCACATCGCCACGTCAAGGCTTGTATTGTGATGTAGTAAAAGACTCTTTTGTCAACAGTAAAGGCTTAAATCAAAGTTTATCCTTTCAAATGTAAGGTCCAATAGCTGCAGCTATCTTATCCAGAGTCTGTGTTTGTTTATGCATTATCTTTTATAAGTTTAGTTAATAGTTTAACTAATCTCTCGAGTGCTACAGCCACTCTTTTAATGTCTTTATGTAGATTATCTTCTGTTTTCATAATCCCATCTAGTTTGTAGTTTATGTGATTTGTTATTAGTATAATACCACACAAATATTAATATAAATGTGATACCTAACCAAATTAAATCTAACATTAACCCAAATTCAGTAAATATCATTAATATTAAACATAATGCTAATGATATGATGCCTAAACATCCAGTTAATATTGATACTATTTCATACAGTAAAATCTTTTTATGAGTTTTCATAATTCTTTCTTTTTTGGTTTATTAAAATATAGTCTTAAATAGTTCTCCCAACATTGTACTACATTATTGTATTGATAATCATCTAATACATGTGCAAACATTATTGGTGGATTTATATCAAATCTCATACAATGACCTATTAATATCTCTGATGCAATTGTTGCTTGCATTCCATCTAAACTACCAATTGACACTAAATGAGGCATGTTTTCATGAGTTAGTTCATTAACTAAACTCACAAATTCATTACCTTCACGTATTATGTGCCAACCTGGTAATCGATAGGAATTACATTCCACCCAATCCACATCTTGTGGACTGAGTGAATCATCTAAGAATAGTTTCATATCGTAAATGTATTACATGAAACTGTTTTTAAAATTCTATCTTTCATTCTTACTGCTCTAAATGGACTATTTATCAACCATCCTGAAGTATATCCTTCTTGTGTTAGAGCTTGTATCATTGGTAATGGACATAAAACTATGTCAACATCATTATGTTTAAACATTTTATACCACATTTCCATTTCCCATTTTACCTCTTCACTTAATGTGAAGTCTAATCTAACTGTTGAGATATATTGACTGTTTTCATGATGTCTAATTATCTTGTCATCAAGAACAGTTTCATTAAAGTTTACCTTTAGTCTCATACTATCATAATCACTAACCTTACTTAATATTGTACCATCATCAAATGTAAAGTCATGTGGTGAACTAAAGTTACCCACTAGTAATTGATTAGATAATCTTACTACTTTGAGTCTAGTTGACTCCATAATATCTATGTTATTCTGTATTATTTTATCCATTTCCATATTAAAATTCTGATCCATAATTTCTACTCTTTAAATTGTTTTTAATTGTTATTGTCTGTTAAATAAAAATAAACAACACTCATCCTTACCTTGTACATTCTGGAAGATCTTACGAGTTTCTCAATACAAGGACTTATCAGTTGGACCTTGAGCCGAAGCATGTTAATGACTGAAGACATTATCAGTTCTACTTGAGTGTCATTTATTTGTTGTTCTACCGTCTACGTTAACATAAAGTTTAGTAATAGATCATTTATCAATAGAACTGTTTCTGGTTTCATAAGGTGAGACCAATGGATTTATCTAGTATACCATTGTATCTCCCTTATTGGATTGTTTTATATTATTATTTAGTCCGTTACATCATGATTAGGAATACATACCATTTAACCTAATACTTAAGACTATTAAACCTTGGTTAGAAGGACATATTAGTACTGATTTAAAGAGTGACTAATTTACTCCAATAGAAAGTTAAAACATGTGAACACCTGCATAGTGTCTACCTCCATGTTCATACCCAATTTAATGTTTATGCTTTCTACACTACAGTTTACTCTACATTGAGATTTGTTTTAGACACTATCACACGATAGGTACTCAAATGCTGTACTTAGAGAAAAGTGTTATATATTACTATCAATTGATTTACCAAGTGTGAGAGAAAGAGTCAAAAGAGTGTGTTAAGTGGTAAGGTTGTGCACTAGTTAACACAACACTCTATGTCTTTTTTTGTTTATCACAATACTTGTTTTAGTTTATAAGTGAATACTTACCATTAAACACACACACAGACTCAATCAACTCACAGGTAATAGATACATTTATATATATAAAGAGAAAAGACAACTCCCTAAAGGGAGAAGTCTTTACAAACAGTTAATGTTTCATTCACTGTTCTCAGTCTACCAACGGTAGACGTACCTTCGTAAAGTAGGTCTTGACCTGCTTCAGAAGTACGGTCGGATCCCTCGTAGAGGGGTTGACCATGAGGAATCTTTGTACAAAAGATTACGTCTTTATCACTGATGTCTTCGCTGTAAGCGAATACTTTAGTGATAGTACCGTCAACTAGTTTGACTGTACTAATAGAACTTTGAACTTGTTCATCGTTCTTGTTTGTGTGAGTGATCACCTTGGTGAACACGATACTACCTGTGATTAAATTTGACATTTTGTTAAATTTTGATTAATAATTGGACCCGGAGGACCTTGAACTTTGGGGACCAGGTGGGGTGCTTTTCTAAATACCCTCACACGCTCAATAACACACCAAAAAAAATTTTTCCCTATTTTTATTTTTTGTTTCAAATTTTTTATATCTTTGCAGTCCAATATTATCATCCCCCGGTAACCAGACAAGGGATTAGACATCGGATTGGTAGGTCTAAATAAGACTGAGATTTTCTCCGGTAATTGGAAAAGAGCAACGTATAAGCTCTAGTTAGGATAGAATGCACACAGGTAGGTGCGGTGAATTAACACCAGTCTTACTATCCTTGGGTCCCACTGAGAAGGGGAGCACTGCTAGATTGAAATCAACGCTTGAAATAGGAAACCCAAGGGGGAGAGTTATATCCAATTGAAAAAAAACTTAAAATTATTTGGAAGTATAAAAAAATAATTTATATCTTTGTCGAAATTTAAAACTAAATAATAATGACAAAGAAAAAAATTAACTTCAAACCAACTAGAGATTGGATTTTATTACCAGATCCTAGGAAAACCAAGACAGAATCAGGTATTATATTAGACGAAACAACAGCTAATAAACTAGTAACCAACGTACTAGAAGTGCTAGCTGTAGGTCCTGATACAAAGAACGTTAAAAAAGGAGATACAGTAATGATTGATCCTGCAGTTGCTGGTATGATTATAGAAGTAGAGGAGGTATCATACGTACTAGTTTCAGAATTTCACTGTTTAGGTATAATGTAATGACTGGGTCAGTTACAATTTCATTAGAAGATTATCATGCTTTTTTAGAAGCTGCGTCTAAGAATGCAGCATCTAGAGAAAAACTCATGCTTACAGCTAAAGAGTTAGGTGTATTCTTATCTTATTTAGCTAGTAGAGAAGATATAAAGAAGCATGTCCAATCATTTAATGTACAATCACAAACTTCTAAAATAGAATTTGAAGGGAATAAAGCATTAATATCATTAAGAGGGGATATATGAAACTAACATTAAACTTAGATACAACTGCTAAATATATAGCATTTTGGAATAGTATATTTAAATTAACTACTAAAGAAATGTCTATATTATTAGATTTTGTAGCTATAGAGTCTAGATATGGACTATGTACACTAGAATCTAAGAAAGCAGTGGCAATTTCTAGAAATATAGATGATTATAACACACTTAATAATTATGTTAAGAAGTTAAAAGATAAAAATGCAATAGAATTTAAAAATGGGAAATACCAATTACACAAAATACTTGCAAACAGAGAAAAAGCCACCGTATCGGTGGTACGAGGGAGATAAACATGGGAATATTCTCTCTTTCTTTTGGGAAGAAGATCATTTAGTAGTGGTTATTTATACTTCTAAAGGAGAATTGACAGAATTAATAATAACAGAGATATAATATGGATGTAGTAACATTAGTAAAAAATTTCAGTAGAGAAGCATTAAAGTTTGTATCTGCTGGAGCACCTATAGTTGAACAAGAAGAGTACGAGAGAAGATTAAATATATGTAATTCATGTGAGCACATACAAGGAAACAAATGTGGAAAGTGTGGATGTACAATGTCAGTCAAGTGCAAATGGGGAACTGCAGCTTGTCCAATTAAAAAATGGGAAGCAGTAAAAGCGAAATAATATATAAACTATCAAATAAGTACAATTTACCTGCAAAAGTTATTAAAGAAATAATATCTTCACAGTTTAAATTTACAGCAATGATAATGAGTAGTGGAAATTTTGATACTATAAGATTACCATATTTAGGTAAATTTACAGTAAATCCAAATAGAGTTAAACATATAACTAAAAGAGCGAATGCAAAATTTAATAAGATACGTATTAAGAAGATTTAAGTTTTTACATCATTGTGGTTTCCACAACAAAGATTGTAGAAGAAGAGTATATACAACAGAACAAGATTACTTATGTTTAAGAACGGGCAACACCCACAAAAAATTTACATTATGAGTTTAAGAACACAATTAAAGAGTTTAAAAAGATCTCTTAGAGGGAGACGATGGACAATAACACAGGATGCTTCTGGAAAATTAACAAAAGTTAAAATGATCTTTAATCCAGATGAATATAGACAGATAAAAGGAGCTAAAAAGATGTATACAGATAAAAAATTATTAAAGATATTAGAAAAAAACTATGAAACTTTTAGATGATTTACTCTATATAAAAGATGGTAATAATGTGCATGCAAGTCCGTATGCGCGTACTATACTGGAATTCAAGGACTTAAAGAATACAGAATTAGCCTTTATATATTTTATGATAGATCATAGATCTCCTTATGCTGTATATGAGTGGGAACAACGTATAGAAGAGGTAAAAGTTAGTATATTTGGAACAGATAAAAAGTGGAAACCTTCACCTAAAGTATTAGCTGGATGCGATAAATATGAGAAACTAATAGAAACCTCAGCTGTAAGATTATTAAAAGCAGCACGAGAATCCATTGTTAAGTTAGAAAAATACTTTAGATTTGTAGATCTACATGCAATGGATGATAGAGGAAAACCTATCTATGCTGCTAAGGATCTAATAAATAACTTAGAGAAGATGGGTAAAGTGGTAGATGGATTAACAAGGTTAGAGGAGATAGTTAAGAGAGAAGAACAAGCTGCTAATTTAAATAGAGGTGGCGTTGAAACAAATAAATATAGCGTATAATGGATTTTTTAGAGGATATAGCACTTTACAATGAAGCTATGGTTAATGCATATAATGTTATAACTAAAAAAATCACAATTAAAGATGTATTAGTGGAATTAGAAGATGAAGAGGAAATTTTAGAATTCCCATTACCATTTAATCCCTTTTTACATGAAGATATATCTGATGATGAGATTGATTTAGTTATAGAACATTTCTCAGATTTAGAAGAGTATGAAAAATGTGCAGAACTAGTGGAATGTAAAAAAGATGTTAAAGAACACAAATAGAATAAGACCAGCCGCCTTAAGATTCCTTAAACATGGATCTTATACAAGTTCTTTACCGGGGACTAAAGATTATTATGATTTCTGGGATGAGGAACGTACTAGATGTTTATACGGATATACAGCAGATGAAGGTACAGAAGATGAATTAAAAGTTACCGGATTTCATTATTTTTATTTAAATTATTGTCCTATTGATAGAGCTATAGATGAAGTACTTCCTGATGGTACTATACAATCAAGACGGGAGCGTACATTCCCTAGATTCTATGATGGAGATTGGGATTATTTTAATCAAATAGACCAAGCAAGGGGAGAAAATAAACATATGATCGTGTTAAAAGCAAGGCGTAAGGGATACTCCTATAAAGCTGGATCTATGCTTGCTCGTAACTACTTCTTTGTACGTAATTCTAAGAATTTTGTATTTGCCGCTCAAAAAGAGTATCTTATTGGGGATGGACTTCTTTCTAAAGCTTGGGACTTTCTCTCGTTTATAGATGATCATACTGCGTGGGCTCAACCTCGTCTAAGAGATAGAGAGATGAGTAAAATGTCTGGATATAAAAAGAAAGTTAATGGAGTAGATATTGAGATGGGTATGAAGTCTCAAATTATAGGGGTATCGTTGAAAGATGCTCCAGATAAAGTAAGGGGTAAGGCAGGAGAGCTAATATTCTTTGAGGAAGCAGGATCTTTTCCTGGCCTCCTGAAAGCGTGGGAGGTGACTATGCCTACCATGCGTCAGGGTAGCAAAACGCTGGGACTGATGGTAGCGTTCGGAACGGGCGGTACGGAAGGAGCAGATTTTGAGGCCATGGAGGAGATATTTTATAATCCTGAAGCATATGATTGTATGGCATATGAAAATGTATGGGATGAGGGATCTATGGGGACTAAGTGTGGTTATTTTATACCTATATATACTAATTTAGATGGGTTTATAGATGAACAAGGTAATTCACAAAAACCAGAAGCAATAGAATATGAAGGAAATGCTAGAGATAAAAAGAAAGGTGCGGCAGATGCTAAATCATTAGATCAATATATTGCAGAGCATCCTTTTTCTCCAGCAGAAGCTACATTACAGGTAACAGCTAATTTATTTGATGTAGCGTCTCTTCAAGAACAATACAATAAAATAAAAGCAAGTGAGTTACATTCTATTGGAATAGTAGGTGATTTTTATCATAATACTCAAGGGGTAGTTAAATTTAGACCTAATCCAAACAACAAACAAATATTAAGGTATCCTCATAGACGAGAGGATGATAATACGGGTTCAATTGTAATTTATGAATCTCCTTATAAAAATCAAAAAGAACAGGTTCCTCATAATTTGTATGTATTATGTCATGACCCTTACGGACAAAGTCAAGCGGCGGATTCTACATCTTTAGGAGCTGCGTATGTAATTAAACGTCCTAATAATTTATCTAGGCCAGATGATATGATAGTAGCATCTTATGTAGGAAGGCCTAGTAGTTCTGATGAATATAATAGAAATTTATTTATGCTAGCAGATTATTATGGATGTAAGATAGGATTTGAGAACGATCGAGGAGAGATAATTGCTTATGCAAAACGATATAGAAAATTACACAGATTGCAAGAAGAGTTTGAGATGTTAGATAAAAAGGAATTGCAATCTAGGACAGTAAAACGTCAGTATGGAATGCACATGACTGAGCAGAGAAAACGACAAGGAGAAATATATATACGAGATTGGTTAATTACTGTTAGAAGTACAGACGAAACTGGTAAACAATTATTAAATTTACATAAGATATATGATCCTGCATTATTAACCGAGTTAATTAAGTTTAATCATAAAGGTAACTTTGACCGTGTTATGGCGTTAATGATAGGTATGTATCATTCAAAAGAACTCTATAATGCTGAGATAAAAGACATATTAGAAGACAATGCAACCAATGAATGGTTCGATAGAATGTATAAATAAGTGGTATAGTAATAAAGTATATATATAAATAATAATAGTGTGTAATTTACTTAAATAAAATACATATATTTGCAAGATTATGGGAACATACAAAGAAATACCTAGACAAAAACTTCCGATTAAGAAAAAGAACAAGGAATGGAGAGAAGATTGTGTACGATCTTACATCAATATTTCTAATGTAGGACACAGTGGAAGTGGAACACAAAACGGAAGAAAAAGCGATTTAATTAGATTATATGATTTTTACAATGGTGAGATCATGGATCAAGATTATGATTATGTATTAAAACCTTATGGAAAGACTCGTAGCAACTTCCCATCTAAAATGCGTAATTACCCAATTATAAAACCTATTATTGATTTACTATTAGGAGAAAAAGCTAAACGTCCTTTTAATTATACTGTATCAGTGACTAACGCAGATGCATCTACAATTAAAGAAGATCAAAAACAAGAAATGATCTTACAAAGTTTAAGACAGAGAGTAATAAATCAATTAAATGAAGATGGAATGGAAACTGGCGTCCCAACACAAGATGTAGAAATGCCAGAACATATAGAAAAAATGTTTGAAAGAACATATGTAGATGCTAGAGCTCTTGTAGGTCAGCATTCTATGAATTATATAATGATGGAACAAGAAGTTCAACACAAGCTACAAAAAGCTTGGTTTCACTTTTTAGTTTCTGGAGAAGCTTATACTCACAGAGGAGTGAGAAATGGAGAGCCTTTTTATGATATTATAAATCCTATAGATGTAGATTACGATCTAGATCCAGATTTAGACTATGTTGAAGATGGTGATTGGGCATTGGTTAGAAAATATCAACACGCTTCAACAATTATAGATCATTTTAATGATTCTTTAACTCCAGCTCATATTGATAAATTAGAAGCGCCAGAACAGAATGTATTGGATAGCTGGTTAATGAATTCTACAAAAACTAATCCAAACAATGCTACACGAGGAAATTTAGTAGAAGTTATTACAGTATATTGGAAATCTAGAAAGAGACTTGGATTTTTAACATATATGGATCCTATGACAGGTTCTATTGAAGAGATGCCAGTAGATGATGGATTCGTTCTTCCTGATGAAATGAAAGAGTTGGGAGCTCATCTTGAATGGTTATGGGTAAATGAAGTTTGGGAAGGAACACGAATTGATGAAGATATATTTATAAATATAAGACCTTTAGCTAACCAAAGGGGAACAATAGATAATCCATCAAAATGTAAATTACCAGTAAATGGTGTAAGATATTCAGACACAAATTCAGATAACATTTCTATGGTATCTTTAGGAATACCTTATCAATTAAATTATAATATATATAAATATAGATTAGAGTTAGCTATTGCAAGATCTAAAGATATTATTGCTCAATTTGATATTAACATGATTCCTAAGAAATGGGATATGGATAAATTCATGTACTTCGTTGAAGGTACAGGTATTGCTTGGGTAGATTATAATAAAGAAGGTATACAATTAAATCCACAACATCAATCTGTAATGGATATGTCTATTAAAACGATAGAACAATATATAGTTTTATTACAAGCTATTATGGAAGAGTGGGAAAAATTATCAGGAGTTAATAGACAAAGACAAGGACAGGTAGGACAATATGAAGGTAAAGCTTCTTCTCAACAATCTATTGTACAGTCCTCTCATATTACAGAAGATATATTTAGAAAATTTGCAAGACTAGAACAAAAAGATATGCAAGCATTATTAGATTATTCTAAAGAGGCTTGGATTACAGGTAAGAAAAGTATGTATGTTATGCCTGATGGGACTACAGAGTATTTAACTGCTGACCCATTAACTCATTCTGAATCTCAGTATGGTATATTTATTACTGCTAGTGGTGCAGAAATGGAGAAATTACAAAAATTAGAAGGATTATCTCAATCAATGATTCAAAATGGAATACCTGCATCTACAGTTGCTGATATGATAGATACACAATCATTTACACAGTTGAAAGATAAGATTAGAGATGCAGAAGACTCTATGCAAGAATTAGCTCAACAACAACAGCAAGCTCAACAACAAATGGAGAATGCGAAGTTACAAGCGGAACAAGCTAAGATGCAAAATGAAAATGTTCAAAATGATAAAGATAGAGAGAACAAGTTAGAGATTGCAGAGCTTAATAGTGAAACACAATTAAAGGTAGCTAACATTAAAAGTGACACAGATGATAAGAAAATATCAGCTGATATGAATACTAGTATAGCTAAAGATAGAACTGATAGAGAGAAAATAAAAGAAAGTCGAGAAGCTACTATTAGTAAAGAACGAACAGATCTTACTAAAACTATGAGTGATGATCGTAACTCACAAGCTGATAGAGCATCTTCAGCGGTGCAATCACAAGCTGATAGAGATAGTAATGAAAAAATAGCAAAAGAAAAACCAAATAATACAACAGAAAAATAATGACATTTACAGCAAGAACAGATACAGAAAGATTATTAGTTGAATTAAATTCAGCTTTGGATAAAACAGTAGAGCCAACAGAATCAGTATTAATTTCACCAACAGCTGCTGTAGTTGGTCCATTTTATGCAATTACGGCTTTAGCAGATGCTGATGTGGATGTATCAGAATGTGATATGTCATTTATTACAGGTATTGTGGATTTTCAGATTCCCAAAGGAGTTACAATATATGGAAAGTTTGCTTCAATTGCAATAACAAGTGGTAAAGTAATAGGATATAAAAAATGAGTTTAACAGTAGGAATAGCAACTATAGAATCGCAACCAAACAGTTCGTGTCATTTTGCGGTTGATTTTGGTAATGATTTTGGTTGTTAAAATAATATAATATGGCAAAAAACGATTATAAAGATTCAGATGTAAAAACTGAGTATAAAAACTTGGTAGAAAAGAAGACTCTTACAAAAGTAAATGTTGAAGAAATTGAAAAAAGAAGTAGAGCAGAATTACTTGATATGGTAGAACAATTATTTGAAACAAGAGATGGTGGAATTACAGCTTTAAAACTTAGAGCATTCTTACATATGTTTGTTAAAAATATTACAAACCCTACAGACGATGATCCAGTAACTCAAGCTGATATTGCAAGTTTTATTACTTTAGCTCAGGTGCCTGCTCAACTAAGTTTTGCAATGTCAGCTAAAGCTGTTGGGCCAGGATCGGCAGCAAATTTACCAACTACTCCTAAAAACTTAGCTGCAGGATCTTTGTATACACAACAACTGGTTAATAAAACTGGAACTCATAAAGTAATCTGCGTAGTATAATGAGTGTAGAAATGGATCTATTAAAACATGCTATTGCGAGTAGACAATCTTACTCGGAAATATTATCTATGCATATGGAAAATGCAGCTACTGAAGAACAAAAACGTAAAGGTTTAACAGGGTCTGATGGCAACACATCTATGACCTTTGAAAACTCTTCTGGAGATTTTACGACAAAAAATATGACACATAATCTTAATATAACTAAACAAGATAATGATGGAAATATTGTACAATCGTATAGATCTGTACCTCCAGGAATAGATAACTTACCTATGGGGCCGGACGTAGGTAAAGTTATAGAAACACCGGCTACATATAAGCAACCAAGTATAAACAATTGGTTTCTTAAAAAAGGGAATAAATAAAGTGTTATATAATAAAGTTATTTATTAAATATAATACTATTGTAAAACAAACTAAATTAATAACTAAATTTGTAAAAAAATGGAAACACCAAACAACGAAGAAAAATTAGATTTAAACGATATATCGTTTGATGATATTGTAGCTTCCGATACACCTAACGTAGATACATTAGAACTGTTAGATGATAAGGACGATACAATTAAAGAAGTAGAACCTGAAGCAGTTGAATTAGATAAGACAGCTGCAACAGATGAATTAGATGATGATGCGTCTAAGATAGTAACTGAAGATACAGATATTATTGAGCCAACAGATAAAGATGATGTTGACAAAGAAGAAATTGAAGACGGGCTAGAAGCAATTGAAAAAGAAAATGCTGATACCGAAGTTGAAGATACAAAAGGTAAATCTGTAGTAGGAGAGGTTTTAGAGTCTTTAGGATTTGAAGGAGAGTATGAGTATGAAGATACGCCTGAAGGATTAAAAACTTTAACTTTAGATGTAGCAAATAAATTGGCAGAGGAGCAGCTTGATAATATAATGGATAATTTCCCATTAGTTCAAAGACATTTAGAATATGTTATGAATGGAGGAGACAGTCAAGATTTTATGAAAGCTAATGATCCACAATCTGATTACAGTAAAGTACAACTTTCTGAAAAAGATACTCCGATGCAAAAAGTAGTTCTAGCTAATTATTTTAGAGCTAAAGGACATGATGATGCCATGGTCAAAGAATTAATTGAAGACTATGAAGATTCAGGAAAATTATTTGCAAAAGCAGAATTAGCTAAAGGCGCACTAGCAACAGCTCAAGGGAAGCAAAGAGAATATATGCTTCAACAGCAAAAAGAAAACAATGCTAGAGCGCGTGAGGAAGAACAGAAATTTTGGACAGGTATTCACAAAACAATTCAAGAAACAAATGAATTGGCGGGGATAACAATTCCAAATAGAGAAAAAAATAAGTTTTTTAAATATATCTCAACGCCTGTAAACAGAAGTGGTCATACTCAAAGTATGGTTGACAGAGAAGGAGCTTCACAAGAACAAAGACTTCTTATGGACTACTTAATGTTTAAAGGATTAAATTTAAAAGATATAATAGCAACGAAAGCAAAGAGTGAGAATACTAGAAGTTTAAAGGATAGAATCCAAAGAGCTAGTAAAACTACTTTGAAGAGTGCAAAAAAGAAAACAAAAGTAAAAACAAACTTAGATTTGAATGATCTAGATTTTAAGTCATTAATGTCTTAGTGAGTTTGCCCGGAACGAGGAGATAGGGACCTCATTTAAAATTGAATTAAAATGCAAGTATTAAAAACGTTTTATAACGATGCGCAAATGACAGACTCGAACAGTTTGGCAAATGCGTTAATGGAAAAGCCAGCAGAGCTTTCTCCAATTATTACACATCTTGCAGGGAAAGAAGACAGAAGATTTCCACTAACAATGTTAACTGAAGGTGTTGGTAATACTAAATCTATCGACAGATATGAATATGAGTACCGAGTAAAAACTCACGAAGTTAATATTAGACCAGTTGTAGCATCAAGCGGAACAGGTGCAGGTGGAGCAGTCTTTACTATTACATTCCCTGACAAGTGGTTTGTATTTCCATACACTCTTATTTCAGAGTCAGGAGTACAAGCAAGAATTATGGCTGAGCCAGTACAAAATGGATCAAACTGGGACTACAAGTTACAGTTAATTGAGCCAGATGGAGCTGCAACTATCCCATCACCGGATATTGCTGCGGGTGCAATGTGGGCACAGCTTTATGCTAATGTAGGATTAGACTTCTCTAGAGGTAACGCTTCTAACTGGTCAACTCCTGGTTTAGTAAGAAACAAAATAGGTACAATCAGAAAATCTTACCACTTTGCTGGTAACGCTAAAGATTATGTAGCTGAATTCTCTCTTCCAACGAAAGGAGGAAAAACTACTAAACTTTGGATGGATTATGAAGAGTACCAACATATGCTTAGGTTTAAAGAAGAGTGTGAATTACTTTATTGGTATGGTGAGAAAACTTACGATTCTAATGGTGTAACTGCAATGAAAGATGAAAATGGTCAGCCAGTAATTACTGGACCTGGTTTACTTCAGCAAATCATTAACAAAGACACTTACTCTACAATGACTGAAGCAAAATTATTAAATGTGATAGGTGACTTATTCTATGGTATGACTGATGCTACTTCAAAGCAAATTACGCTTTATACAGGTATTGGTGGTGCAAGAGAATTTGATACAGCTCTTAAAAACTTCTTTGCTGCCGGTGGTGCTGGTGCTTGGCAAAGAGGTGGTGAGACTAGATTTATCACTGGATCAGGTAGATCATTAGGATTAACTGGATACTTCACTACTTATGAGCATGTAGATGGTCATACTGTAAATGTTGTTAAAGTTCCTATGTTCGATCATGGACCAGTTGCTCAAGCTAGATCTAAGCACCCTGTTACAGGTTATTCTATGGAGTCTTACAGAATGATTTTTGTTGATCAATCTAATTACGATGGCCAAGCTAACGTACAGATGATTAATAAGAAAGGTCGTGAGATGATGAGATGGGCTGTAGCTGGATCTGTTGTGCCTAGAGGATTCTCTGGTTCTGATACTAGAGCATCTGATATTGACGGCGCGTCAGTTCACATGTTAAAAACTGCAGGTATAGTGTTGAAGAGATTTGACACTTCGTTGGATCTACAATGTGTTGCATCGTAGGTTATTATTTAGTTTCCTTGGTAAGAGGGGGGTGTGTTAGCCCCCCTTATACCTATTTATAAAATCGGGGAGTTATTCTTTACACCCACTAATTTAAACTTTAAAAGAACTATATTATGAAAAAAACAGTAGTATTAAGAAGAAAAGAACTTATGGGACATTTACCTAAAGAAGTTCGTGTTAGTGCCAAAACAAAATTAGGCAGTATTTATGTTGGTCGTCAACCTTTAAGAGGTGTTGAAGGCCAAGAAGAGAAAGATTTATTAGATGGAATCCTAGATGTAGGGCCAGATCATAATGATTTCGTTAGACATGCTAAAAAGTTTTGGTCTGAATTATCATTATCTATACCATTTGAGGGGATAACTCTTGATGTAAGTACAGATGAAGATGATAAACCATTCAACACAGAGGATTATTTAAAGTATAAATTTGCTTTAAAGCACCCTCACGTTGCCTTAAATAAAGAGAATATGAACTCTACACATAGATTTTATA